GGGTGCGGTGTACGCTTCGCGCGCCGACCCCGGATCCGCAAGCCAGCCGACGTTCCCCTCCCAATCGCATTGCGGCGGGCTTCCGGGGCCGGCTTTTTTCGGAGGTGAGCGACATGACGACCTGGCTCTGGATCATCGCTTTGATCGTCTCGCACGGTGCAGTCGGCGTCCTCGGCATGATGTACGGCAAGGCTCATCCGACGATCGCGGCAAAGGTGGCCGAGGACATCGCCGCCGCGTCGAAGAAGATCGGGATCTGACCACCCGTTGACCTGGACGCGAGAGCGGGCATACACTGCCGCCGCATGAGCGTCCGGCTGCCACTTGCCAGACCCACAACGTGAAAGATCACGGTGCGCCAGCCTCACTCGCCATGCAAGCCCAGCGCACCGTCGAGCAGGAAGCCCTCGTGATGCACGTGCGCGCGCTCGAACGCCAGGCCCGCGCCTTGGTCAAGGAGCTCGAGGCAAATCGCAACGTCGAGCGTCAGGGGCTCATCTGGGCGCGCTTCATGCTGAAGACGGCATGCCACACGCTGGTGTGCGCCATCACCCGCGAGGATTTTTTCTGAGCAAAAAAAATGCCGCAGCGCGAGAAAGGTGAGCCACTTTCGAGCTTTATCGGCCGTTTTGTGAGCAACAAGCGGGAGCGCAAGAAATTTCCGGAGCTCAAGCAACGACTCGCGATTGGATATGCCGAAGCACGCGAACGATCGAGAAAGGAATCCCATGCCAAAACGCGATGAGCATCGATCCGAGCCACAGCCGAATCAGCGCGTGCCCAAGGGCCACTTCGACTCCGATGGCGTGAGCCAAGGCAAGCCCGCAGGCGCGGTCCGGCCGACACCTGACGCCTACCAGGGCCCGCGCGAACGCGGCGAGTCCACGCCAGCCAAGCGGGAGTACTGACCATGCCCCGGGACATCCGCGGCCGGCCGGTGAAGTCGCAGGCGACCGAGGCGGTCAGGGCGGCAGCGGCCGCGAAGCCGGCTCCGAAGCCCGATGACCCAGCAGCTGGCAAGGCTACCGCTGGCAAGCTGCCGGAGAAGGCTGGCGCAAGTTACGGGCGCAAGAGGCATTGACATGCCGAGAATCCATCCGGAAATCGAACTCATCAAGGATCGGAATGAATGTCCGAGCTGCGGCGTCATGTTCGAAACGTCGGATGCCTTCGACGCTCATCGTCTTGGCAAGTTTGCAACTGCCTCCAAACCATCAACCCGCCGCTGCCTAACGGCTGCTGAAATGCATGAAGCCGGGTTCAGGGCGAATCAGCACGGCTTTATGCTGTCGGAGGTCGAGCACAAATACGATCCTAAGCTTTTACTTGTCCACGCCCAGAGCCAATCTACATCGGGGACAGAATGAGCACAGATGGAGATGTGGCAGGGGTCCTTATCCGCGTACCACCCGGCTGATTTTTCCATCGGAATCACACCCATCGGCGTCTGGAATCCAATGCCCATCCGCCCAACCTCCTCTCGCTCCGCCGAGCTCTCCTGGGCCTCGCTGTCCTACGTTGCAGCGCACGAAACGATCCGCTGCCGGCGCGATTACATGGTGGTCGAGCCGCTTGATGTGGACCATGGCACGCTCCTTGCCGTGATACGGCAGACCAAGCCGCTGCGCGGCATCGTCAAGGCGGTCGGTCCCGGGTGCTATCCGAAGCGTTACGACCACCCGGACAAGCACCGGCGCACCAAGGTCTGGGACAGCCGCACGTTCCAGCCGACCGAAGTGAAGCCGGGCGATGTGATCGAGCTGGGCGGCTATGACTTCGGCGGCTATGCGTTCCAGACGTTTCTCTGGGGCGACAAGGTGCACCTGATTTGCCGCGAGGGCGATGTGTCGGGCGTGGTGGTCAATGGACTGTCAGAACGCTCGGAAATGGACCAAACCGACCCCAGGATCGATTTTTACCGGACGGCTGCCCATGGCTGAGCACACCCTCGGCCTGCGCAGCAAGCGCGCCGAGCACACCGCTGTCATCAATAAAATGATGGAAATCGCTACTCCGATTCTTGAGCAAGCATCCGAGGTATTCTCGCCCGCTGTTCCGATCGATGACGAAGCAGAGCAGCCGCTTCGCGTCCCGGCCGACTGGATCAAGGGCCAGCTGCTCACTGTGCGCAACGCTGGCGAGTGCTACGTCGTCACGCTGCTGGGCGAGGAGTTCGATCCGCGCCATCCGGAGCGCGCGCTCAAGTTCACCAATCCGGCGCTGTGCCAGAACTTTGTTTCAGCTTGGTACGCGCGCGAGTACTGCGATCCGAGGGCACGTTGAATCATGGGCAATGCAAACTCCGGCAATCGAAATCCGATAGGCAATCCGTATCCGGTCGGTGGGCCGTTGCCGCGCGGTCGTGGCCGTCCGGTCGGCACGCCGAACAAGATCGGCGCACAAGTGAAAGAGAACGTCGTGACGGTGTTCTCCCAGATCGGCGGCATCAAGACCATGGTGGCCTGGGCGCGCCGCAACAAGACCGAGTTCTACCGGATGTACTCGCGGCTGATTCCGACTCAAGTGATTGCGACGGTGGATTTGCGCGATGCAACCGAGTTTAGCGACGCCGAGCTCGTCGAAATTATCGCCAGCCCAAGCAGCAGCCGAATTGCTGGCCCGCAGGAAGGCGAGAGCGTCGCTGGCGGCGTTCATTGAATACCTGGACCTCGGGTTCGTCCCGGCCCGCCATCATCTGCTGCTGATCGGGCACCTGGAGGCTGTTGAGCGAGGCGATATCGAACGGCTGATGGTCCTGATGCCACCGGGCAGCGCCAAGAGCACCTATGCGAGCGTTCTGTTTCCCCCCTGGTTCATGGGCCGCAACCTCGGCGCCGCGGTGCTCGGAGTGTCCAATACCACGGACCTGGCCGAGCGGTTCAGCCGGCGCGCACGCAATACGGTGGACTCCAAGCGTTATCGCAACGTGTTCGCCTGTGGCGTCGCCGAGGACTCGCAGGCAGCCGGCAACTGGGAAACCGATGCCGGAGGCGAGTTCTTCGCGGCCGGCATCGGCACCACGATCGCGGGCCGGCGCGCGGACCTGGGCCTCATCGATGATCCGATCAAGTCGCGCGAGGAGGCCGATTCCGATCGGCTGCGGCAGAAGCAGTGGGACTGGTACGTCAACGACTTTACGCCGCGTCTCAAGCCCGGAGCGAGGCAAATCCTTATCCAGACTCGATGGCATGAGGACGACCTCGGCGGTCGCATCCTCGAGCGCGAGACGAACCGCTGGACGGTCGTGAAACTCCCGATGGTCGCGCAAGCCTCAGACCCCTTGGACCGCAAACCGGGCGAGCGCCTGTGGCCTGAGTGGTTCACGCAGGAAATGATCGATCAGGCGAAGCTTGATCATCGTGCCTGGAACGCCCTGTATCAGCAGGATCCGGCTCCGGAGCAGGGCGACTTTTTCCAGCGCGACGACTTCAATGATTGGCTCGAGCTGCCCCAACAGCTGCACTACTACGGCGCATCCGACTATGCGGTGAGCGAAGGCGACGGCGACTATACGGAGCACGGCGTCTTCGCCCTGGACTACAACGGGGACCTGTACGCGATCGACTGGTGGCGCGAGCAGGCCAAGAGCGATGTGTGGATCGAGCGGCAATGCGACTTCATTGCACGCTACAAGCCGCTCATCTGGTTCGGCGAATCCGGGCCGATCCGGCGCGCGATCGAGCCTTTTTTGCGCAAACGGATGCAGGAGCGCGAGACGCCGTGCCGACTTGAGTGGCTGCCGAGCATCGCCGATAAGGTCGTGCGGGCGCGCGCGATTCAGGCGCGCTGTGCGATGGGCAAGGTGCATCTGCCGAAGGCGGCGCCATGGAAGGCGGATCTCATGTCGCAACTCATGCGCTTCCCGGCCGGCAAGTATGACGATGGAGTAGACGTGCTGAGCTTGATCGGCCGCGGACTTGAGTTCGCCAACAGTCCGAAGCTGCCGGCCCCGCCGAGCAATGGGCATGCGCCGATACGCCGCGGCGGTCCGAACAGTTGGATGAGGACTCTATGAACTGGTCGGAGCACGAGAAGCTCGCAGAAATCATCGGCGAAGCCGTTGTCCAGGGAAATATTGACTGGGACGCGCGAACGCTGGGTCTGCGCGCGATTGAAGCGATCGAGAAGGCAGGCTATGCGTTGTTGCCAATCCATGTAGTCATGAACGTTGATGGCTGACGAACCCAACCGCGCCCCCGCCCGCACCGAGGAAGACCGCGAGTTCGCCGCGCTCACCGACGAGGAAATTTGGTCCGAAGCGCGCGACCGTCTCCAGATCTGCGCCGACGCCGAAGCCGACAACCGCAAGCGGGCCAAGGAGGCGTTGCTGTTCCGCGAGGGCCAGCAGTGGGACACGAACGTCACTTCGAGCGTCTCCCAAAATGAGCCGGAGCTCACCATCAACCTGACCGATGCGTTCGTCAAGCGCGTCGAGAACAACATCAAGCAGCAGCGTCCACGCGGCAAGTGCCATCCGGTTGGCGAAGGCGCTGACGTGGAGATCGCCGAGATCATCAACGGCATCGGCCGGCACGTCGAGACGCGCTCGGAAGCATCCGTTGCCTACGACACGGCCGCAACGTCTGCACTAACCGCCGGTTGGGGCTACTTTCGCTTGATCGCCGAATGGCTCGATCCGAAATCCTTTTACAAGGATCTGCGTATTCTGCCGATCCGGAACCTATTCACCGTTTCGATGGATCCCGGCGCGATCATGCCGAGCGGGGCGGATCAGAACTGGTGCCTGATCTCGATCAAAATGAAGCGGCCGGAGTACAAGCGCCGCTATCCGAACGCGCGCAACGTCGCCTGGAACGACGTCGGCCGCGACGAGATGCGCCTGAACTGGGAGGACAAGGAAGAGGTGCGCCTGGCCGAGTACTTCCGCATTCGCGAGAAGGAGGAAAAGCTGTATCTCATTCGTGGCGCCAACGGCTCCGAGTTGACGCGTTACCGCTCCGAACTGCCTCGCAACGGGGATGGCAAGGTCGTCATGCAGGATGTCGAGCGCAAATTCAAGGAGCGCGGCGCCACGATCGAAGGAGAGCGCGATTCGGTCAAGCGCCAAGTGGAGTGGTTCCGGCTCAACGGCCTGGTAGTGGTCGAGCGACAGCAGATTCCAGGCAACTGGATTCCGATTTTCCGCGTCGAGGGCAACATTACCGACATCGACGGTCGCATCATCCGCCGCGGCATGGTCGAGGCCATGATGGATCCGGCCCGGATGGTCAATTATGGGGAGGTCGCAAAGATCAAGCGGCTCGGACTCGCCCCGAAGGCGCCGTGGGTCGGCGCGGAGGGCCAGTTCGACGGGCACGAGGAATGGGACGAGGCCATTCGCCGGGCCCATTCGAAGCTCGTCTACAAGCCGGTCACGATCTCGACCGCGCAGGGCGACATCCTGCTGCCGCCACCGACACGCCAGCCGCCAGCGCAGATCGAGCAAGGCTTTTCCGAGTTCGTTCAGGGCATGCGCTCGAACCTGAACGCGGTGGCCGGCATGCCGAACGAACCAGGCCAGGACCAGCAGGGCGTGGTGGTATCAGGTCGGGCGATCAAGCGCCGGCAGTGGTTGTCGGATCAATCGCATTTCCAGTACTACGACAACCTGACCCTGGCCATCGCCCAGTGCTGGCGCGTGATGGTCGAGTGGATCCCGTTCTACTTCTCCGAACAGCGCATGCAGCGCATCATCGGCGAGGATTCGACTCCGGAAATGGTGCAGATCAACCAGAGCGAGCAGGTCGGCAGCAATCCGGACGGCTCGCCGATCCACAAGGTCAAAAACGATCTTTCGGTGGGCCGCTATGACATCGTAATGGATACTGGACCTGGCTACGAAACGAAGCGCGAAGAAGGCGCCGAGAACCTGATCGACCTGCTGCGTGTGGGGCCGCTGGCCGAGATCATCGCTAAGCAGGGACCGGATCTCGTGTTCCGCTCGATCGACCACCCGTACATGCAGGAGCTGGCCGACCGGCTGATGGCGTCCAACCCGGAAGGCTTGCAGAAGATCATGGAAGGGCTTTCGAGCCGCGCTCGATCAATCGTGCAGTCGCTGGCAAACGAGAACGCGGCGCTGAAGCAGCAGCTGCAGCAGGTGCAGGACGATCTGAAGCATGGGATCACAAAAGCCCACATGGCCGCAGTCGTCAAAGCACACGACACCGAACTGTCGTCACAGACCAAAATCCACGACACCGAGACGCGCTCCGGCACGGCCATCGCGGTGGAGGAAATCCGAGCCGCCGGCAAGATCATCGACTCGCGGATCGATCAGGCTGGCAAGGCGGCCGACGCCGATCGAATGGTGTCGGCCGGGCTCAATGCAGAGGCGAAGCAGTGAGATATCGGGGACATGTTCCGCGTGAAACATTCGGGAGAATGAAATGGCCGTAGTGACGATCGACAGCAAGGCGGAAATTACGGCACTGCAGACACAAGCCGATGATCAGGAGCCGATTCCTGGCGTTCCGGTAGAACCGGAAAAGCCTGCTCCCTCCAGAACGGATAAGCCGCCCGAGAAGCCGGCACCGAAAGCGGGCGAGCCGGATCCGGACCATGACCCGGATGATGATGAGGGCGAGGACGGTCTGACGCCGCGCGAAAAGCGCGAACTGAGCTTCAAGATGCAAAAGGCCATCGGCCGGCGCGTCGCCCGGATGCGGGATGCGGAAGAGTTCGCGGCGGAGCAGTACAGGGAAAAGCGGGCGACAGAGCAACGCGCGCAGCTGCTCGAGCAGGAGCTACAAGCGGCGAAGGCCAAGCTTCCGCCC